CCTTGTCAACCGCCGCCACATGGAAAGGGCGCTGTTTCTGGCAAAGGCCCCAGAAGCCCTGCAAATGGCCCCACAGCCCGTTCCCCATATCCCGGCTCCCATGCAGCCCCGCCCCGTGCAACCCGCCCCTGTGACTCCCGTAGCGGCTCCGAAACGCTCATGGCTGGCCAGACTGCTCGGGTGGGCCTGAAACCTAGAAAGGAAACACCATGCTTCTCGAATTCATTTCCAATGAACCTTACGTGCAACTCGGATTTCTCGCCGGGATTGTGGCCATTTCCGTGGCCGCCTTCGCGCACAACGGCTCAAAGAAAAGCAAGGAGCTTGAGTTTGCCGACAAGCCAGATGCCCGCGCCCATGAGGCTGATATGTGGCGGGCGAAACAGGGCGCAATCGAACACAAAAAGTAACGTGCCTAGATTTTAACAACCTGAAAGGACACTACCATGACTGCATTTTTTCTTGCCCGCCTCAAAGCCTTTTTTGGCCTCGCCGCTGTTGGCGTTGCAACCGCCGTGCTGAAAGCCGTTGAAGGCGCGGTCGGCTTCGACATTCCGCTCGAATACGAAACCGCCATCATCGCGGTGATCACGGGCTGGACCGTGAACTACATGCCAAACGTGAAGTAAAATGCTCGGCACCTTTCTTGGTTTCGCCGCCAAGCTCCTTGCTGCCATCTTCAAGGACTGGCGGCGCGATCAGTCATTGAAGGAGCTTGGCGCAAGCCGGGAACGGGAACGGCAGGGCGATGCCACGATTGAAGTCTTGGCCCGCAATGCGGAAGGCGTCCAGGAAGCGGATGACATGACCGAAGAAGAGCGGCGGAGGCGTTTGACCGATGGCAGTTAAGGAATTCTGTTTCGGCATCCTGATCATGTACTGCCCACCGGGAAAGCCGCCCGCCAAGCCTGATCCGCAAGTCATTGTGTGCAATGCGGTCGAGCCTGCGCCAAAACTCACGGGCAAGGAATATGACGCCATGCCTGAAAAGGTGCTGAAGTACATCAACCGGCACGACAGCAAGCGAAGAAAGAACAACTGCAAATGAAACGCCGCTTCTACTACGCTCACCGGGACAGCATTACAGGCCATTTCTGTTCACGCGCCTATGCTGAGAGGAACCCGAAAACCACGCAGCGGTGCCGGATTTATTACACCTGAATTCCGCGCCACGGCGGAACCGTGGTAGTATGTTTCGTTGCCGGAGTTCACGCCAAGCCCAGCAAGGCTGATTTTGAAACTTGATCTATTGATGTCCCCACATCACAGGCCGTTCCTCAGAAATGGGGAGCGGCTTTTTTGTTGGAAACAATCCGACATTTTGTATTGATGTATCCTACTATCCGACATATGCGTTTACGCCGCTCGCGGAAATTGACGCAAAAGCAAGTGGTCTGGAATTGGCTTCTTGTCCGTCATCTGCTTCATAAAAAACGCCACACCCAAATCTTCACATTGTTCTTTCAGGTCTTCCGCCCACAACGGGTCCATGTAGCGCGTTTCCTTACCGGATTCGCCGCCGCAAATAATCCAATTTGGTGCCTCAAAGTTTTCAAGGCGCAACGACCCTATTGCTGGCTCATAGCTTATGAACCGAACCCGAGCAGGGACGGACTTGAGAACAGGCCATCTCCGGTCATAGTTCTTTTGATCTTCGCAAGTCGCGCCAAGCCATACGTTGTCATACCCGTTTCCCCAGTCTGTTGGCAGCATCTTGCGAATGTTCTCCGGTCGCTTGGTGAGCAGCAGCCAATCAAGTTCTGGCGTCTGCTCAATGAGGGCGAATAGGTCTGCCCGCCATTCCCGTGGCACCTGATTGTCAAACACATCGGCCAATGAAGCGCAGAAAACCCGTGGCCGAGTCTCGTTCGCTTGCCTTGCCCAACGCAGAGGAAGTTTCCAATTGGCTTCTGAGGTGCGCTTGCGTTCGCCGTGCGGACCCCATGTCACCTTGCCATAGCGGGTGTCCATCAAAGCTTCCGCGTAGCAATGATCACAGCCTGGAGAAACTTTCTGACAGCCAATCCAAGGGTTGAAAGTGTGGGTTGTCCATTCAATTTTACTGTTCTCAGCCATCATTATTTCCTAGCACATAAAATGAATTTAGTGTAGTGTTTTAGCATGTTTTACGCGCCTCACTCTCCTTCTTTCATCTGTATTGGCGAGAGGGCGGCAGCACGGCGGAGGTCGCCCAAGGTGATTGGCGCTGTTTCCCAACTTGGGAGTGGACGGCAGCCGAGTGCCAAGTCGTCTCTTTGAAAATCAGGCCAGAGTCGGGCTTCGTTTGCAAACGGCTTCAATGCCCCTTCAAGCTCTGCAACCCGTTCTCTCAAATCTGCAATTGTCTGTATATCGCTCAACGTCTGGCCTTGTTCTGTGCTGGTCATGACTTTGCCTTTTTGATGGTGGAGAATGAAAAGTCGCCGCGCCAAAATTCACAACTTCCAAGGTCCATGTTCCCCGCGCCATTTTCAGATAGCGCCATGTGTTTGCCATCCGTCACCAGGCCCCGATCCCTCATGCTTGCCTCTGCTGCCGTAAACGCTTCCTTCATTTTTTCGGCATCCCAATGGTTAAAAGCTATGAGAGCCGCTTCAATTGCTTGTGCATCAAATAGGCTCATGGCTTATTTGTCGCTGTTGAAAGCGCCTTCTTGAGTTTCAGAATGTCGTAGTAAGTGCCGTAAGCTCCATTTGACCGGGCAATGTTGGCGGCGCTCTGAATGGCTTTGTTCCACGCCTCTTCAACATCCTTGGTTGTCATGGCGTCTCTCCACTCGCGGCGGCAATGGCTGCGCGGTACATCGAAGGCTCGCAGCCCCATCGTCCCAATATCAGGCGCATGGTAAACGCTTCCGAGAATTGCCAATCGCGGTTGTGGCGCGGGCGCTTGATGAGCGTGAACGAATTGTATTTGTAGGGAGCATCGGGGGCGAAGTACATAAGCCCCGCGTCCTTCGGAACCTCTGATTTTTCCACCAGACCGGGCGGGGTTACGAAGAAAACCCCACTACAAAAGGGTTGGTATTTGGTCCACTTTTCGGCCCGTACATCGGCGAAGAAGTCCCCGCGAGAAACCTTAATCTCGTGAACCTGTGGCGAGCATTTTTTCAGGTGAAGGCACTTTTTCATCGAAAACACATCGGGCCGTCCGGTCCCCCAAATGTCCATCCGCATATTGGTCCAAGTCATGCGACCATAGCAGGCCCGGAGCCATGCCTCGCAAGCGTCAGCTAATTCGTCGTGTTTCATTTCTCCACCACACCTTCACTCAATGGCTGGCGTTCGTAGCCAAGGCCAATTGCTGGCTGCTCAGTTGGAATTTCTTCACTCAATTGCTGGGGAGCTACGGCGACTTTCTTGAAATGTCCCGGTGAAAACATTGTGCGCTCAAGTCCGTGAATAGTTACGGACGGGCCTTCTTCATGCCAATGCTCGACGGTGTATTGGCGTCCTTTAACAAGCCCGAAGCTACCAAAGTCGTCATCCTGCACTTCAACAATGTCGCCTTTCTTGAAAGCGGGCGCTGGAGCTACGGCGGCAAGTTCGCGGATGGCTTCAAGGGCGGAGATGACAGTGGTAAGTTGCTTTGCTGGAATTGCGTAGTTTTTGAGTCCCGAGAATTTCAATTTGCACAGTTTGGGTATCAACGCCACTCCCGCTTCCAGAACAGCCCTGCGCTCCACAGCGGTGGGGTTGGAGAGGGCGGCTCCTTTGCGGGCGAGGGCTATGAGCGACAGAACGACGGCTGGCCATGTGGCATCTTGAAATTCCCGCCAAGTGTTGTCAGCCTTAACTTCACCAGCAACGGTAGGGTTTTTAATCTGAACCTGTAGCGTTTTTATGGCGGCGTTCGCCAATCGCTCTAATTCGTTCAAGTCAATATCCATTGCTATTTCCCTTCCTTCAAATCAGTCCCGGCAAGTGGGGGTGTGGGGTAGTGGCCTACGCCGCCGCAGTCGTGGCATGTGTCTTGAATTTGCCCCTCAACAGGATTGTTGCAACACTCACCCGATGGACGAGGGTTGTCGCAACAGACAGCGATTGACTTTGCTATCCATCCGCCGCCATCGCACGTTTCACACTTCACGTCGCCAATAAGCTCAAGAGTGGTCATGGGGTGGGTCATGCTGCCTGTTCCTTTCTTATGTCTCCGCCCCATTGAAGGGCCATGGCCTTGGCAATGCCTTCATAGGTCCGGGAACGATTCTTCCACCTGTCAGGTCCGGGCGGTTCCCGGTGAACGCGGGCAACCCGGCCCTCGACAATGTTGGTAGGCTCCAGCTTTGGCAGTCCCTTGAGCCAGAGGCACGTTGCCTTGGTTTCGCCGTTGCCGAATTGCCAAGGCTGGATGATTTGATCGGGCTTGGCAATGCGACTTGAAATAACCCCTATAGGATTTTCAATGCAGATGCGCGGGATGGGTGCGCCCATCAAATTTTCAACAAAATTCAGGGCTAACTTTTGTTCTAGTATTCTGTCCTTGAACCATCGTGCACCGCTTACCGCAAGATAGGTGCAAGGCGGATGCGCTATCATTAAGTCCCAATTTCTGTCTAAAAAATCCAGACAGTTTCCGCGCAAGTGTTGTATCCAGTCATCTTCCGCTTCGAGGAGATCACAACTCCAGGCGTCATGCCCCAAGGCGCGGAAAGCCCGCCTCACAACCCCTGAAAATTCACACGCGATCAAGACACGCATGGCGCACCTCCCCCGGTTCCCCGTGATGCGTGAGGATGTGTGATGGGACGCCTCGTGAACAAACTTCCCGTGAATTCCCCACCGGCACCCGCCGAATGATGCCTATTCCTGCCGTTTCTTGCCGAATAGGTTTTTAGGGGTTGCGGGGCATGTATTGATTCTGTAAGGGAATTTCCCACAGCGCTGCTGTAGCTCAGTGGTAGAGCACTCCATTGGTAATGGCGCGGATTGGGCAAATCAAAACCCTCATAAAACCCTTTATTTACTAGCATATTTTGCATTTCATTGCACCTGTTAAATTCATCAGTTCCCGTCTTTTTACCCACGTCACCAGCCCATTGCCTTGATGCTCGGAGCCATATGCTCCACGTTCACATGGGCGTAGCGCATGACCATTTCTATGCTCGCCCAGCCGCCCAACCCTTGGAGCCCAGGTACGTCTCTATTGGCCGCGTAATGCCATGTAGCCCATGTATGGCGGCAATCGTGCGGGGTGAAATTTTTGATCTTTGCACGGCGGCAAGCTCCATTGAATCCGGTCTTGATTTGCCCGCCGCAATCCTCAACATACTTGTACGGCTTGCCGCGATTGGTAAGAAACACGGGGCCAACCCGATGCTTGATACCCGAAAGCGCGTCATAGGTTCTTTCGCTCAACGAAACGCCACGGCTTTTGTAGTTTTTTGTTTCCTCAAAATTGACCTGTTTCAGTTTGTGGTCAATCTGTGACCACTGAAGGTAAAGCGCCTCTGAAACCCTTGCCCCGGTTCCAAACATGAAAATCAGCAATGGCCTCAGATGCGGAGCCGCTTCGCTCACAAGCGCTTCTGCTTCTGACACCGTAAGATAGCGCACCCGATTGTTATTGTAACGCGGGCGCTCAAGCACAATGAAATTGCACCAGTCGCGCTTGGCCCCATGGCGCAGCACGGCGCTCACGGGGGAATATACTTGCCGATCACGGGTTGATGGTTTGGCTGTTGGATAGATCGCCTTTGCGGCGGCGTCTATATCGGCCTGTCCGATAGAATTGACAGTGCGCCTTTTCCCGAAGTGCTTAATGATGGGAGCAAGGAATCTCGCTTCGCCGCCATTTTCCATGAATGAAACAGCAGCTTCCACAAATGTCACCGTTGCCCGTTCGCCAAATATACTACGGTTGAGGAGCCGCTGTTCTTCCTTGATGCGGAGCGCTTCTGCCGCTTCCCGGTTGTCAGTTTTTGTGCTCTTGTCCACAGCGATTCCTCGGACAGACCCCCGGAGATACCAGGCTCTTGAACCTTTGCGCTTGACAACTTGGAGGGGCATTGGATGGCCTCACATATCTTGTTTATGTCGGACTGGCTGAAAAGCTTCCGGCGCTTTCCAGCCACCTTGTAGAAGGCATGGACTTTTATCAAGTCTTGCAGAGTGCGCCGGGAAATGTGTAGTGTTTCGGCGGCTCCGTCCATTGTGAGAAGCTTTTCCAAGCTCATCTCTGGCTCCCCTTCATTGGTTCAGCAGGAACACGGTTTCGATCTGATTTCGCCACGGCTATTTCGCCACGCTCAGAAACGGTACGGTTGAGTTTGGAACCATTGTCGTGGGCAGTGAGCCGTTCCACTTTTCAGCGGTCACAAGGTCCACAAGTTGCGGATTGTCGCGCAGTGCTTCGCCCTTGACCCTGATGGCTTTGGCTTCTGCATCGCCGCGCAAGATGGTGGATTCGGCGTTTGCCTTGGCGTTTGCAACTGTGGCATCGGCTGCGGCCTGCGCTTGGATCACGATGATCTGCGCTTGAACCTTTTCACGCTCTGCATTCTGGCGAAGCTTCTGCACTTCGATTTCTGCTTGCATACGCTGTTCAATTGAGTTTTCGTAGGCGTCGGAAAAATCTATGTTCTCAATTTGAACGGACGTAACCGTGATCGGTTCACCCTCAACACTAGCTTGCAAATTTGTCAGTATTTGGGCGCTGAGTGATTGCCTGTCTTGAATTGATTTTGCTGCTGTAAACTGTCCAAAAATATCCTTCACAGCCTTGAACACGCGCGGGTCAAGAATACGGGTTCGCAACCCTTCTTCACCGCCGAATTTTGCGTACACGTCAGCAACCGCCCCGGCAGGAATGGTGAAGTTTGCCGACAACCTGATGCCTGCCGTTTGCTGGTCATAAGAATAGGCCAGCATTGGATTTTCAGCGCCGTACACCGCCACATGCTCTTGAACGGAAATATCAAGCACGGAGTCAATCCACGGCATCTTGAAGCCAAGTCCAGGTTGTGCCGTTCCAACGATAGCGCCGTTGCGGAGAATGACCCCGCGATAGCCTTGATCGACGGTGTACCAGCTTCCAAATAGAGTTGACATTGCGACTAATCCGGCAACGCCTGCTACACTTGCTGCAACAATCCTAATCATTTCGTTTTCTCCTTTAAGTTTTTGCGTGATGCTGCTATTGTTCCATCTGCGTCAGCCGCGATGGCGTCCGCTGCCTTCTTGTCAGCAGAACGAAACATCCATCTGAAGCTGTAGTAAGCGCCAACTACGAACAGGGCCACGATGACCAATTCGCCAACAATTATTCGTGTCATTTTTGGTTCTCCGGTAAGCGGGCTTCTAGATAACAACGCCCGTCAACTTTCGAGCGTTTGCGGGATTTCATAAGACATGGCTTAATAGGCAACGGCGGCACGAACACATTGTCTGGAACGTAGATCGACAGAATGTATTCGCGGCCCACTGTCGGCAGATGATCATAGAAATACTTCACCGGATGAACGCGCGGCTTATGAATTCCTTCCGGCTCCGGAATTGTCATAGCAGCCTCGTCTATAGCCACACATGGCTTCATCTGGGGCAATGGAGGCTTTGTGGCTGCGAAGGCGGGCATCACAAGCAATGAAATGGCGAGGAGGGTTCTCATGTGTTCAAAACCTTTAGGTGTCGTGTTGTAGATTTACGTGTGATGACATGTGGTAACGTTGCGTGATGTAGAGTGGCGTTGTGTTGCGTGGTTTGGAGTGGTGATCAATCCTTTGAAAAAAGCTTTATCGTTTCAGCCACGGGCAACTCAGCGCCCCTTGCGGTGACGCCAGATTGAACGGCCTTGATGCCGCGTGGTGTTAAGAACGCGGAGACAGCGCCGAATATGCTGGCATTCGTGGCGTGAGATATACGGGCAGCATCTGACAGTCCCGCGTAGTCCTTGACCTTAAAAAGTCGCTCAGATGATTTCTTGGCCTTTCGCCGCAAGCCGCTTACATCGTTGCTGGATGACTTGACAATTTCACCGTCATCTAGGCGCTTGTAACCGATCTTGGCGATGTTGCTGAAAACCATGTTGTCGTCGCGGAAGGCGCGGCGAAGTGCTGACTGCAAATTGGAGTCAGCACCGACAACCTCGCGGCTGATAGTTTCAGACAGGTCCGCATAGGTTACGGTCTCCCCGATCTGTGATGCGACAAGGCGCTGGTACAGCAACCTTGTATCAATGTGGACTTCAAAACTTGGCCTCGTAGTCATGATGTGTTGTCCTTTTGCGTGTATTGGCGTGGTTTAAAGTGTCGTGCTGTGGAGTAATGTAGATTTGGGTAATGTGTAATGTTATTGGGTGGGGTGTAGTGGTAATTATTGTTCCGTCCACTGAACGGATTTAACTTCCCAACGCCCGTTCAGTCCGCCGTTTTGAGGGCGATACTGGCCGACGCCGATAAACTTGCCGCTTTCCTTTATGACGTATTCAAAAATGTCTTTTGGAATAGCATCGTCAAAAATGTAGAACGTGAGTTTTCCGGACCATTTTGGAAACACTGGCATGGTGCGTTTGACGCGTTTTCCGGAGCCGCGTCGCCCATCTGCGTGGGCATTGATTGTAACGCCCGTCACGTTGTCACGAGTGAGGCCCAAGGGCATATTGTCAGAGCAAAGAACGCCTGATGCAAAATTCTTGGTGTAGGTCGCCTTGCCCTTTCCCGGCACTTGCAGCGAAAGATATTTGGCGGCGGCGTCAATCGACTGCTTGAAAGCAATGGAAGGAATGTAGGCAACCCCGCTTTCATCGTAGTACGCTTTCTCCCGCCACGTGCGGCCTTCGTATTCGTCAGCACGTTCCTTTTCCAGCTTCGGAGTGTCGTGCATCCGAGAAGCGGAATAAGGCGTGACGCTTGTAAGTTCTACGGTAGCAACTTTCATTTGAGTTTTCCTTTCATTAGGTGTTGTGTTTTGACATGACGTGCAATTGCTTTGCATGAGGTGGCGTACGGTGCCGTGGTCTGTAGTTGGGTGATATGCAGTGCATTGTGGTGGTGTGATTACTTTCTCCAATCTTGAATTGACTGCTTCCATGCGTTAAAATCGTCACAAACCTCAACCGTGTCTCATACCCATAATCATTATGTCTCTTTACAAAGAATGAGCGGATAAAACGGGTGAGGCGGCGAAGAGTCATGAAGTTACTCTCCCATCTCTGGGGCAGATTGACTCCCGACCCAACGGGTGCCACAGATGGAACAAATGAACGCCACGTCGCAGCAACTGTAGGAACGTCCACAGCCGTATTTCTTGCGCTCTTTTGCGGTTGTTTTGGTCCTCTTGCAAAAGCCTCCGCAAGTACACTCATAGGATTCCAAACCACGCTCAATCGTTTCTGGAAATTCTTTGGTTTCCGGCATCTCAATATCCCTCATTTACGTATTTAGTATTGCTCGGATAGGCTTTGAAGCCGCGTGACTGGATTTTCTTCTTCGGCCTCTTTGCCCCTATGTGCTTTGCTTCACGGCGCTTGGCTTTCGCTATCAATCCCATGTCGGTCTTTGTCTTGACCTTGGCGCAAGCCAGGTGAGCTATTCCACGGTTGCTCATGTCGTTTGAGCCGAGCAGTTCCAGCGCCAGTTCATGTTCATCAATCCACTTGGAGCCGACCATGATCTGCATTCCACAAATGCAGCACTTACCTTTGTGCAATTGGAATTGCTCAACCCTTTGTTTGGTTGTGAGGGGCTTGCGCTTTTTAGGGATTGCGAATTCCATTAAGCAGGCACCCTTAACCAGTTGTCATATTCAATTCTGAGATTGCGGAACTTCTTCTCCGCGTCCGGCTTGCCCTCGATATTGGCGCGGCTGTTCACGCCGCAGAGTTGGCGAACGTATGTGGCAGCATCGTCAACTGTAATTACGCCTTGCGGAGCAATACCTTTTCGCTCCGCAACAAATTTTTGAAAGCCAATCTCATTGCACATAATCCCGGCTTGCTGCGCTATTGAGAGTTCATCCCATTTGCGCTTTGCCTTGTCGGATTTGGTTTCAGGCGTGGGCTTTACTTCGGGTTCTGGTTCCGCAACACCCATGCGGGCAATTGCGACATGCACGGGCGCAACCATAGTTGGCCAGCCAAAAGCTTCTATGACTTTCAACGCATATTCCTCCGGAATATGGATTGTCAGACAGGCGCTCTTATGCGTCGATACGTTCTTGATCGACACAAGCTGGCCTTCTATGGCTGCGAGTTTTGTCATGCGAAAGGATCGTCGTTGAGGTCATCCATAGCGGCAGGATGGCCGGGAGGCGGGCCACCGAGAGGGGCCTGAGCCTCTTCGGCGGTGTATTCAACATCATTAGGGGGTCTGATACGAATAGCCTGTACCGTGTCTCCCTGATATTCCACCCATGCCGTGATCAGCTTGATCTTCTTGCCAATCCAGGTATCTGTTTCCGCGCCGTAAAGCTTGGCAATCATCTTGGCATTGGTCTTGTTCAGGACCAAGCCTTTCGGATTATTATTGATGTAGATGCAGGGCTTGGACTGGCCATCCTGCATCTTTGCCATTTCAATTTGCGTAATTGTCACCACAGGCGTCTTGCCTTTGAGGTCAGCGGCGCTAATGTACTTTGAGGTAAAGACTTCATCGATATTCATTTGAATGTTCCTGTTGAGTTAAGGTTTAGGCACGGCACGTTTTGGTTACTGGCAATCCTTCAATGCCAGCGCAATGAAGTTCGCGGCGCTTTCCAGATCATCCTTGAATGCCTTGCGCTTGTCGGGCATGGTTTCCCGTACAATATGCAGAACGTCCTCTGCATCATCTGAAAACGATGCAATGAAATATTCGTTGTTTTCCTCACGCATGGCGTCTTTCCTTGCCTGTTGCATTTCGTTGTAGTTTTCCAAGGCTTTTTCTGCTATAAGGTCCATCGCTACTCTCCGTACAAATCCGCATCGCTCATGTACATGCCCCTGCCGCGCCGCCATGTTGCTGTAGGTTCTTTCCGTGACATGGGCCTGTTGATGCGGAAGCGGTGTGTGTTTTCATTGGCAAAGCGCCGGACGCGAATAGTAAGGTCAATCTCTCTCAGCATGTGCGTTTCAAAACCCTCTAAATCTTTTTCAGTGAGCAATTCAGCGCCAGGAATTGCCCTGAGGGCTTCGATGTTGAGAAGGTGATGGGCGGGGAGAGTGTTCAAGATTGCACCTTTGACCTTTCGGCAATCAGGGCGTCTGCGTAGGCATATGAAGTTTTTGCTAAATTAGTGAGGTAGGGTTCTTCCGAATTGTAGTCGTAGGCAATGCTTGCAAGCGCCTGTCCCGCGAACCAATCGCGCAAGGTCATGCCGTCAGAAACGATAGATGATTGTTCGTTTGGAACGACAACCGGAAAAGCTGGCCAGCCTGTATCCTTCGTCATTTCTTCACCTCTAGAGCAAGGTAGTCTGGATAATCCGAGCGTCTGCTATCCCAGCGAATTGGTTTGCCCGATGGCACCAGCCCAAGCTTCTGAATTTCAGAAAGCTGATATGAAAGCGTGTTGGCTTTGCCGATGAGGAGAAGGCGGGTCACGCTGACACCGCCGCCGCTTCTTCCTCGGCAAGGCGTTTCATATCCGCCAGCGCATCTTCGTTGCTGTCATAAAACCGTGCCGGATTGATTGGCGAACCGCTCTCGCGGTAAATCAGCATTGCCGCCAGTTCCCAATTGAAACGGGCTTCAAGCGCCTTCCCTGCTTCGCCAGCAAGTGTCACGGCCCAGCCCGCGCGGCAATGCGTTGTTTCGCAAGTGTGCGGGGCGTTCATTTCAAGGGCGTTTGGCTGCGAAACAGCTTCAAAAATCCGCGAATGTATGCTATCAATCTTCGGGATAGAAAATTCAAAGACCTTGCCGGGGGCGACGTTGTTTTCGCCCGAGCAGTCCGAGCAGCGCGAGCAGTACGAGCAGTCCGAGCAGTCCGAGCAGTCCGAGCAGCGCGAGCAGCGCGAGCAGCGCGAGCAGTCCGAGCAGTCCGAGCAGCGCGAGCAGCGCGAGCAGTACGAGCAGTCCGAGCAGTCCGAGCAGTCCGAGCAGTACGAGCAGCGCGAGCAGTCCGAGCAGTCCGAGCAGTCCTTTAGAGTTTTGAGTGACTCCCGTGCGGCTTCTTCACTGCCCCACTTCTCAACCGAAGCGCGGTTTCCGTTTTCGCCCGTGATCCAAGTTTTCATCTTCAGTCCCATCCTTTGGTTATGGTCTAGAAACTAAAAGTGGGGCGCTGCGCTTGTGGGAGACACAGCGTCCGGCTTTCAGTTACGAACGCTTGGTTTCGCATTCCTTCTCGGCTTTGACTTTGATGCTGGTGCCGCCAGATGTCTGGCAGGACTTGGTTGCGGCATTCACCCAGTTTCCTGAGCTGGGCCAGCACGGCAAATCCTTTGCAGAAGCCATCGAGGCTGTCGCAAACAGGGCGGCGATGATAATTAGGGTTTTCATTTTCTCTCCGTTTCGGGCCGCACCGTGATTGGTGGGCATGGAGAGTAAGTTACCAGAGTTCTGGTTAATGTCAACAAGTATTCTGGTTAGAAATGATTATTCTTTTAAACGATTGGTAATTAAAGGTCTTTCAGCCGCGCCGCTCGGCGACTCGCCACGTCGATATAGTCCTGAAGGTTCCGCAGGATGGTGCGCTGCGTTTCGTCATCCAGTTCCCTGGCGTTGTAAACCGCTTCTTCCCAAGCATCCAATGGGGCGGGTATTTCCGGGTCCAATTCATAAGCCTTAACATCTAGGGCCTTTGCTATCCTGTAAATGGCCTTTGTGGACCGTGTAGCACCCCGCTCGATCTCGCCAATAAGCTGCTGGCTGACCCCGGCCCGCTTCCCGACTTCGCCCTGCGACATATCTGCCGCAGCCCTCGCAGCCTTGAATTTCTTTATGTCGATCATGGGTTGAATTTACCCATAAAAATATTTTCGGTCGTGACAAGCTTTCTGGTTGCATAGTAACCAGAGTTCTGGTAAACGTGGTATATGTCGGATTTTAAATTACACATTAAGGAAGCGGTAAGAATTGCGGGAACGCAGAAGGCGCTGGCCGATGCGATAGGCATTTCACAGCAGGGCATTTCCTATCTGCTGACCGACGCCAAGGACATTTCGCCCGAAATCGCGGCGGCAATTGACAAATTTACCAACGGCAAAATATCCAAATCAGAGCTTCGCCCTGACATATGGAGCGCGGCGTGACATGAAACAGGTGGGGGCCGAAAAATCAATCAATCATCCGAACGGACCAGTTCTTCATGGAGCCGAACGAATTGCAATGTCAGTTCACGCAAGTGAGCATTTGAAATCGGCAAATACAACACCCCGCCGCCCTCAAGGCCAAACCGGATTTGATAATCTTGTTGTGCGTGCTCAACGCCAATCAAGCTTGCAATCACGGGTGGGCCAGCGGGTTCTTTCATCATTGCACCTTTTTCTTTGTCCCAATATTGTAGCACACAAAAACGCCGCCAGCCATCTTTGGCCAGAGGCAGCATGAATTCCCACCGCCCTCTCCCCCCACTGCAATACAACGGGCGGAACCTTGGCCGGGGTGTTGGAGAACTCGCTCCGGCCATTTCTTATTCTCGAATTCACGGCGCTTTGGTTTCTGCGTCCCTCGATGTCGAGGGCGTTTGCCTTCCGGTAACGCTGGCAACGAGGCGTCGTGAACCTTTCTTCAAAACTAATCGTCTTTGTACGGAACATACTTAATCCAGTGCATGGCAGCGGGCCGCTGTCAAGTGAACGAAACGTAAAAGAGGTCGTGAAATGCGGGATTATTTTTCAAAAGCGGTGCTAAACGCTGGCATTTCCCGGCGCGTATTGTCGTGGGTGCTGTGATGGCCGCGCCAAAAAAGTATGCGCCTGAATTTCGCAAGTACGTTGTTTCGTTGAGAGGCAAGTTCTCGGCTTCTGATATTAGTTCACAACTTAATATCCCTCGCGGCGGGGTCATCTCGATATGGAGACATGAGGGATGCCCGCCAATGTCTCGGACAGAAAAAAATGAAATGGCGTCTAGAGGGCAAAAGGGAAGAACGCATACGCCTGAGTCGAAGAAGAAAATGTCTCTTGCCAAATTGGGCAGGAAGCGGATGTCGGGAGGTGGCGTTCCGCAGCATCTAGCCCAAGACTACCGTAATATTTTGAAGAAAGGTTTCTCGCGTGAAGAAGCCCTCAAAATGCTCAAGCTCGCCACCCCACCTCTCAGAGAGGGTGAACATGAGCCAGCTTAATCTTTTCTATCCGCAAAAAGCCGGGTGGCGTGAACCTACCACAAGCCGGGACAACGCGCTCCGCATTGAAGCCAGTGGGAAAGCAAAAACCCTGCGTGAACGGGCCAAGCAGTTTTTTGAGGACGGCGGTGAAGCCACTGCGGATGAACTCTCTACAATTCTTGGCGTTCCATTTCGCAGCGGGCAACCCCGCGTCGCTGAATTACGTGCTCAAGGTTTCATAGAACCTACAGGGATACGCAGAAAAGGAAGTGGCGGCGGCAGTTCTCACGTTTGGAAGAAATCCGCATGACCCCATCCACTTCCTGTCTAGTATTCAATACAAAGTCAAAGGTCTGGAGTGTGGGATGAGTAGCGAACTGTCTTACCAAGCGGAACTCGTCGCCAAATACCGGGCGGTCCATACGAGGCTGTGGGGAACAAAGAAATCGTGCCGCTTGCCAATGCCGGTTGCCCCAAAGGTGGCCCCGCCCATACCGAAGGATGAGGTCGTTACCTCCGGAGCCGCCCTGCGGGCCGCGATATGCACCTTGAAGGACTTGACCCCGCTGACATGCGCCGCCTGCCTTGTTGCGGCTTCGCAGGCCACGGGAATAGCGGTTGCCGATATTCGCGGCCCGCGTCGGCTCCGGAACATAGTTATCGCCCGCCATTTGTTTTTCTGGCTGGCGGTCAAATATACCAAATCAACCCTTCCATCCATTGGCCGCTTTGTCGGCCATAATGATCACAGCAGTGTTTTCCATGCCGTTTACAAAATCACGGATAACCCAAAAATCTGGGAAGGCCTTGTTGAGAAGGCCGAAGGTTTTTTGAAATCGAATGAAGGGGTTGTGAAGCCGTGAGGGAAACATATGCCAATGGCGCTTACGGGATGGACAATGAAAAGTATGTCACTGATGACATGCGCCAGGAAGAAGATCGCGCCCTAAGTGGTAAACTGATCCGTAACGCACGTCTCCGTGCCGCCAAGGAAAAGGGAACTCACACTCCCGAGCAATGGGAAGCCCTGAAAGAGAAAATTGGATGCTGTGTGTTTTGTGGCACGACTGAGTACTGGCTTACCAAGGATCACATCATCCCTGTTTATCAAGGCGGCTGCGATTGCATTGAGAATATCCAGCCCGCTTGTATGCCCTGCAATGGGCGTAAGGGGCCAGATGAAACCGACAGGCGGGGTGGGGCTTAAATGAGCAAACCCTTCTCCATGCCCTTCCTTGTCGAGAAGTTCGTCAAAAAAACCGCGCACCTCACAAACGAGGAAACCGGGTTCTATATTCGCCTGCTGTGCGCCATGTGGCTGCGCGGCGGCACTCTTGATGACAACGATTCCGACAACGCCAGGATGATGGGCCTCAACATGAAAGTGTGGCTGCGGTTGAAACAGCGGTTGCTGCCGGAGTTGACAGTCTATGGCGGCAAACTCACGCAGGACAGGCTTCAGGAGCAGTGGAATTTTGCACAGGCAATGAGGCTCAAGCAGAGTGAGAAGGGCAAGCTATCACAAAAATACCAAAAGGAACGAAAACAAGGGCTTAGTTCCATCCGTGGTTTAAACAACGGTTCCAACAGTGGTTTCAACACAGCTGAAGCATACTTAAGAAAGAAAGATATACCTATACCTTTATCAACCACTGTTGGCTTTGAGCGAGATGAACACCCCGACATTGATCCGGGGATTCCTGCCCGCCTTAACACCCCGCTATTGAGGAGATTTGGATGACTGAATTGATACGCCTGTATTTGCCTTGGCTGCTATCGGCAATCACGATCTACACGATGTGGCAGGCTGGTAACCGTCACAAGTTCACATGGCTCGTCGGGCTGTCCAATCAAGCCCTGTGGCTGGTTTGGATTGTCGTGTCTGCCTCATGGGGTTTGCTGCCCATGAACTTTGCCCTGTGGTTCGTCTATGGCCGCAACCACCTGAAATGGGCGCGTGAAAAGCGGGAACAGTCCGCATGAAACCGCTCCCCAAGTATCTCAGCAAAGCCCCGCTCACCCGCTACGGCACGAAGCGGCTCACTAAGAAAGAACTATTATCCCTGGCGAAGAAAAAGAAACGGGAGAAGCGCAATGCAAGTGGAGTGCCTGTGCAATGAAAAGGCGCGGGTTTCTTGGAATGTTTGGCGCGGCTCTTGCGGTCGGTCCTGAGGCTGTAGCCAAGCAGGCTGGGGTTAATCTTGATCCTTTTGCGCTCGGTGGCGTTTCAAGGGCTGGGCTGGTATCTGGAAGTTTGGGCGCGGCGGTCCCTGATGTTGCGTCATCTCCTGCGTTCTATGAAAAACAACAGTTAGCCCGCATCAAACTACTCAAGTTCCTAAATCCTAAATGGCTTCAAGAGTCGCGTCGAGACAGCGCCAAATATGTCTCGCAGATTGATATGGATTTAGCTGTTTTACGTTCTGTTTCTCTTGCTGGAAAGGTGACAATTCAGCGTGAAAGAAATTATCAACGCGAACTTGACCGCGAAGAAACTTGGGCAAGCCACCGCCTTCAAGAGCGTCTTTTTGAGGCGGCAAATCCATGACCTTACCCAGCATGAAGCGCAATGCAATGAATGAGAGGATAGGATGAGCGGGAAAGAATATTGGTCTGTTTATATTTTCGGCGTTGTTGTCGGCCATGCGAATTATTGGTTTTTATTCGTGTATCTTCAATGACCTCACTATCCTATGCCCTTGCTGATTTGAGAATGAATGAGGTTTGAGATGAAGATCAATGATTTTGAAAGCGAAATTTTGTGGCGCGGGAAAGTTTTAAAGGGCAGACAGGCCGAAATATTTTTGATCGGCTATCTGATGTTCTGGGTTTTGACGGCCTTCACTGCGGGCTTTGCAGTAGGATTTTTCGCAAACAACTGAGGCAGCACATGACAAAAATTGAAGAAATGGATTGGGCTGTTGCAGTCGTGGCTGCAATGCAATTGCCCTATGAGGCATTGAGAATTGGCAAGGATGATGAGGTCGCCGCCGCTCTCCGCAAAGCCAAGGCTTCTGGAATGAGGGAAGCGAAAACAGTTATCCGCGAATTCCATGACGGGCGGCTTTTGAATTCGGATCAACTCGACACAGAACTTGCACTTTGGGAACTTCTCGACATTCGCGCCAATGCGATTGAATCTCCCACCACATAGCCTGCCTGCCATATAGGGGACCGACACATGCCTTGGGTGATTATGAAAACCGAGCCTGCCAAAGAATTAAAGGCCGCTGCGGGCCTTTCCGACTTCGACCCCTACGTGCCTAGGGAGGTTCGCATTCTGCGCCGTGGCAAGCACCGCAAGTCCGCCATGAAGGAAATTCCGGCCATCCCCCGCCTGATCTTCCTCTACACGCCCTATTCCTGGGGCCTTCAGGACATCATAGGGCGGAAATACACCCTTGGCCTTGTCCGTGACCCCACCTTGCCCGCCGATGACATGGCGCGGCCCGCCTATGTTATTCCTGACCGCCAGATGGGACGCTTTCAATGTGTTATAAACGAGATGATCTACGATGCAAGGGAAGCATTTGAGCGGAGAATACCAGCAAAAACCAAGAAGTTAAAGCTCAAAACCTTCAATGATCTGAAGAATTACTTCGATGGCCTTGCCAAGGCTGAGGAAGCGTAGTATAGATTCTATCCGCCAGTGCGATTTAGCCGTGTTTACACCGAATTGCTGGCGACTGCTTAGGCGGTCCAGAAGCGAAGCATTGCCCCCTCACCACTACAACTGCTCACAGAGAGATAGGGAATGACATATCACACGTGAATCTTTACAGAATTGCCGTCTTAGCTCAATGGTAGAGCTACGGTCCTGTAAATCGTTGACGTGGGTTCGATTCCTACAGATGGCACCAGAGTTTTAGCCTAGCGGCTGAAAGCAAGCGTGAAATTGCGGAATTTGACCGCAGCCTTGGTGGATAGAGGCGGACCCCGCAAGTCCAGTGGCCTTATGGCTGCGTAGCGGGGGAATAGCGGCAAACAAATGCTGCCGCGCTTGTCCAGCCCCGCCCCCACTCACACACAGAAGGATAGAGGCAAGCGCCTCTCCACAAATTCCCGGCCCTGATCCCGCATTGCTCAATCTAAGCAAAGCTTTTTCATATTGGCAATTTGGCAGGCTTGCGCCGGGAAACTGAATTCACCCCATTCCGCAATCATGCGGAATAGAACGCTGCGGCGTTCGCTTTCCAAAGGAACATCGAAATGGAAACCATCGAATACAGGGTGCGCCCTGTCACGCGCTATATTGTGACTCGTTTCACAAACGATCCGAACGGCGTAAAGGGCGGTTCAATTGAGGGGCGCGGTGAATACGAAAATTCAGAAGTGGCTTTTGAAGTAGGTTATGCGCTTTGCAAGGCCGAACATGACAAACTGGGCTGGCCTCCCGGAGACATGAGAATTAAATACCCGGAAAACCCGGCTCTAAAAACCGCCGTAAGAATTGAATAAAACCTAGATTTTAATAGCATTTCTGAGCTATTTGTGCAATAAGAGATCATGGTTATTTTCGAAATAGTTGGTGATACATGGCGAGAAGTTGCTAGCGTTTGGTGGTACAATAATATCCGCCGCCCTCTCGCCAATCGCCGCCTGAAAAAGATGTGGATTTCCGAAGGCCGCGACCCCGAAATTTGGGGTAGGGGCATCGGACGGATCGACAAGAAGCATCTAGCTTGGGCAAAATCCGAAGTTAAGCGCCTCAATCTTAAGTAGTTTCAAAACCAATTCCCGTCCCCCAATTTGGCAGGGCAGTAAGTCGGGATACCTGTTCACTAACTGAGTTTCGCTTTCACCAAGCGCGGCTGGCCATGCTCTCCGCGCTATTCCCTTATGGAGGGCTACGTGGCCGCATTCGTAAAATACGAACCTTTTGTGGAAAGCCTTGCCAACAAGCTCATTGACGCTTTTGGCACGACTGACACATGGAAGGCCGCAATTCATTCCGACGCACCTGTTGTTGCAACCGACGACGAACTGGCTGACCTCACCCAGGTCACAGGATCCGGCTACACGGCGGGCGGGGAAAACATCACCTTCAACAGCACCCGCTCAGGTGGCACGATCACGGCTACGGCAGTTGACACGATATGGACTGCAGCCGCTGCCGACTGGGGCGCTGGCCGCTATGTGGCCATCCACGATGACAGTTCGACGACCGACCGGCTGATGTGTGATTTCGACTATGGCGCGAACTTTACGCTTGGAAACGGCGAGACGTTCACATTAGATTTCGGGGCAAGCCTCTTCACTTTAGCTTGATATTTCAATAATTTAGGAGTAAAGTATCGCATGATAAATACCCTAGATATTGCATGGCTTGGCGGGCTTCTTGAGGGAGAAGCATCTTTCATGATTAGGAAGGGATGCCCCAAGATTGGCCTTCAAATGACCGATAAAGACACAATGGAGCGAGTGGCAAAAATTCTAGCTGTTCCTGTCGGCGCTTATTCAAGACGGCCCAAAGGTAAGTCCACTTATTTGCCCGTTTGGCATCTGGCAGTACACGGTACCAAGGCTATCTCTTGGATGATGACTCTCTACCAGTTTTTGGGAAATCGGCGTCAAGAGAAAGTAAGATTTATTCTCGACACATGGAAGGCCTCAAAGGCAGCCCCACGAGCCTCGCGCGGCACACGGCTAATGTCGGTGTGCCATCCAGAGAAGCCACGTTGCGGTGACATGTTGTGTCGTGCTTGCTGGATGCGCGAATATCGCAAGCGCACCGGAAAGAACGGTTCTTATTATCGTAAATTGGCCATCGCCGCCTAATGGCTCATGTTCTCGCCTGCGAGCGGATTTCAGTCAAGGAATGTCCTGCAAAAATTCCCCTCAAATGGATTGAGGATTTGGAGCAGAACCAGAAAATTGCGTCATGCTGCCGCCATCCTGAAAATCACGACATTGAGGCGTTCTACAGCAACGAAGAAGAAAAATTCAGGGGCGGACGCGAAAATCCGCCCGACATTTATATTTTTCATTGCACATGCGGGCGACAGCACCGCCGTTTTTGCGTAGGCGGCGGAACAAGACCTGGCTGGGAAGTGAGATAGTCCAATGGCTACGGGTAATGACGCCTTTACCAAATTTCTGCTCCACTTCAACGGCACCGATACATCCACCACAATAGTTGACACCAATGTAGGAGGTTCGGCCCACACATGGACGGCGAACGGCAACGCCCAGCTAGATACGGGAATTACGCCAAAGTTTGGCAGTGCTGCCCTTCTTTGTGACGGCACCGGAGACTACGTTTCCACCCCGGACCATGCGGATTTCACGCTTGGCTCTGGCGACTGGACCCTCGACGGCTGGTTTAATGTCGCTGGCGGTGCTGGCGGTGCCCGAAAAATGTACGGGCAGTGCAATTCAACAGAAACGACTACAACTATAAGCCTTATCGGTGGACTGAGCGCAGGCAACGCCTTGGCGGTACAGGCATACGTAGGCAGCACACAACACGTAATTTTTAGTTCAACGACCTTTACCTCCGCTGGCTGGCACCACTTCGCCCATGTCAGAACAGGCAACGTTCTGAAACTTTTCGTAGATGGCGTTCAGGAGGGTGGCGATTTAGCTATTGCCGGGACCGTAAATGACTCTGCAAATGCTTGGGCCATAGGCCGTCGCGGTGAGTCAACAACAACGACTTGGAACGGTAGTGTTGATGAATTCCGCCTCTCGGTAGGCATAGCCCGCTGGACGGCTAATTTCACGCCGCCAACTGCTGAATATGGTGTTGATCTTGTTGCCGCCGCTGGCAGCTTTTCACTGACGGGTAGCGTAGCGACGCTGAAGCGGGGCTACAAGGTTGCTGCTGTTTCCGGGGTTTATTCCGTCACAGGTTCTGCCGCTGGACTGCGCTTAGCCCGCCGTATTGTCGCTGTTTCCGGTTCCTACGCTCTGACCGGAACGTCTGCTTCGCTTGAGTACGGCTACAAGGTTGCTGCTGCTTCCGGTTCCTACACCCTGAACGGGTCCGCCGTAACTCTACGAAAGGGCATCACGCTCAACGCCGCGTCTGGCGCATTCACGCTAACAGGCTCCGATGCCAGCTTCAGCATCACGGGTCCGCCCGATGAACTGCACCCCGCAGCCATCACGAGATACCGCCTCAATCCGGCTCCGGCAATCGCAGCAAAACAAAAGCCGTCAGCCACTTCTCGCCCATCCCTCATCAGCAGGCTTCAATGACATGCCCATGTATTATCCAGGCTCGACAATCCCCGTGCGAACGGAAGTCCGTGACAGTTCGGGCGATCTAGTTGCCGCCGCAGCAATCACAATGGTCTGGAAAAACGGCCTGCACGGCACGGAAACAACCGAAACGCCAACAAGTATTTCAACAGGCATTTATGAAGCGTCTTTCGTTCCCGAAACGGGAGGCAATCATTACGTCCGCTGGGATACTTCGACAACCGAAGGCGTTGACGACGTATCAGATGAGCAAATCATCCCGGTGCGCGATTCAGCCTTCAATGACTACCGCTAACCGCCAATAGGCGCGACTGAAAGAAAACCATGAGTGATGAAGCCACAAGAGGCCAGCCAAGTGATTACAGCCCTGAATTCGTAGAACAGGCCAAGAAGCTCTGTGAGCTTGGTGCAACCGACTACGAACTAGCTGATTTCTTTGGAGTTTCAACAAGGACCATCTATCGCTGGAAGAACGCCCACCCAGATTTCTGTCAGGCAGTCATAGCGGGAAAGGAAAGCGCCGACGATAGAGTGGAACGATCCCTCTATAATCGCGCTGTTGGCTACAGCTTTGAGAGTGAAAAGGTCTTTCAGTTCCAAGGCGCAATTATCAGGGCAGAAACCGTTGAGCACGTACCGCCCGATACCGGGGCTGCAATGAACTGGCTCAAGAACCGACGCGGCGATAAATGGCGCGACAAGATTGAACATGAACATGGTGGCAAGAATGGCCTGCCCATCGCCGTAAGCATCAGCGCCGTTGAGAATGACTTTTAAGCTATCCCCCAAGCAAGCCCAGGCCAATGCCGTATTTGCCTCTCCCGCCATGCACCAACTATTCTACGGCGGTGCACGTTCGGGCAAGACCTTCGCCATCATCAGGGCAATTTGCATAAGGGCCATCAAGACTGAATCGCGCCACGCAATGCTGCGCTTCAGGTTCAACCACATCAAGGAAAGCATCGTCTATGATACGTTTCCGAAGCTCATGGCCTTGTGCTTTCCGCAGGTTCCTTATGAGGTCAACAAATCTGACTGGTTTGCTAAGTTTCCGAATGGCTCAGAAATCTGGTTCGGTGGGCTAGACGACAAGGACCGGGCCGACAAGATATTGGGCAAAGAATATGCGAGCATGTTCTTCAACGAGTGTTCGCAAATACCTTACAGTTCGGTTGAAATCGCGCTTACACGTCTGGCACAAAAGACCGGGCTACCGCTTCGGGCTTACTATGATGAAAACCCGCCCGACAAGAACCACTGGTCCTATAAGCTGTTCATTCTGAAGCAAGACCCGTTGACCGGCAAGGGCAGGCCCGACCCCGGCAACTATGTTTCAATGCAATTGAAGCCTGAAGATAACCAGGACAATCTCGCACCGGAAGCCTTGAACGTATTGAAAAACCTGTCAGGCAGGCGGCGCAAGCGGTTTCTTGATGGCGAGTTTGCCGATGCGAACCCGAATGCGCTGTGGTCCAGCGACATATTCGACCGCTACCGCATTATGAATGAACCTGTTCCTGATTTTCAGCGCGTGGTCATAGGCGTTGATCCTTCCGGCTCCGGCGACATTGACAACGCGGACAATGATGCAATCGGGATTATCGTTGCAGCCCTTGGCTCGGATGGCAGGGCTTATGTGCTTGAAGATTTGACGATGAAGGCAGGCCCCGCGCAATGGGGGGCCACGGCCACAGCGGCATTTGACCGGCACAAGGCCGATTGCGTGGTGGGCGAAGTGAATTACGGCGGCGCAATGGTGCAGCATGTCATCCAGACGGCAAGGGCCAACACGCCTTTCAGGGAAGCCAAGGCCACGCGCGGCAAGGTAGTTAGGGCCGAACCCATTGCAGCGCTCTATGACCAAGGCAAGGTGCGCCATGTGGGCCAGTTCCCCGAACTAGAAGATGAACTGACCGGCTTCACGACAACGGGCTACACGGGCAGCTATTCGCCAAACCGGGCTGACGCGCTTGTCTGGGCCATTACATCGCTGTTTCCGGGGCTGACCAAGGAAGAAACGGTAATCGTCAATCCGCAGCTTAGTGTGCCGCCGATCTTCCAGTCTCCGGGCGGATGGCTGGCCTCATAAGCCGCAACTCACAGTTTAGTAGTGTGGTTTCAGTCACCGAAAACCACGGCAAAACACCAATTCAAGGTTGAATGATGACTGAATTGTCCCACCGCGAGGTGCTGAAACGCTTCGATGACCACTGGCAGGCTGACCGGGTAAACCGTGATGACGCCATTGACGATTTGCGCTTCTGCGCCGGGGACCAGTGGCCGGACGCCATCAGGCAGGAACGCCAAGCGCAGGGTAGGCCGGTCATAACCGTCAACCGCATGAACCAGTTCGTCAAGCGTGTGTCCGGCACTTTGCGGCAAAGCCATCCGGCGATTGACCCGTTCCCGGTTGACGACAAGACCGACCCTATCCTCGCTGACATTTACGCGGGCCTGATCAGGCAGATCGAGTATGTTTCCGGGGCCTCGTCCATCTATTCATGGGCGGCGGAATGCGCGATCAGATGCGGCATTGGCCATTGGCAGATCAAGACACGCTACCAGGAGGAGAGCTTTAACCAGGAGATTTATCTTTGCCGCATAACTGATCCTCTTTCTGTCACATGGGATTCGGGCGCGGTTGAACTGGACCGCTCGGATGCCTTTGAGTGCTTCGTTTCCGAACTGATCACCAAGGATGAATACTACCGCCGCTGGCCCGATCAGAAAAAAACCGGATCGGTTCACAACAGTTTCCCCAATGCGCCAAACACGGATTCGCAGCTTTACTGGCAGACCGATGACCGTATCCGCATAGCCTCACGCTGGTTCAAGCAGAAGAAGCTCAAGACCCTCGGCATGACGGCTGAAGGGCAAGTTTATGACATTACCAAGCTGGACCGGGTTTCAATCCAGTCTTTGGGCATTACGCGCGAACGCAAGGTTGACGGCTGGGAAATCATGCACCAGCCGGTATCCGGTGACGACTTCCTGGACGACGCCAAGAAATGGGCGGGCCAGCATATCCCGATTATCCCGGTCATTGGCGAGGAAGTGCCGGTCGAGGGAAAGGTTATCCGCCACGGGATCATCCGCTGGGCCAAAGACCCGCAGAGGCTCTACAATTACTGGCGCAGCGCCGCCGCTGAAATGATAGCCCTTGCACCAAAGGCCCCATGGCTGGTGCCACACGGCATGATCAGCGGGCTTGAGGGCTACTGGAACCGGGCCAACACGGCGAACCTTCCCTATCTGCCCTATAAGCCAAATATAGAGTTCCCCACGCTTGCGCCTAAGCGCCAGGACATGCCCCAGCCGCCCGCCGCCATGTGGCAGGAAGCGCAAATATCCCAGGACGACATGAAGGCCGCAGTCGGCATTTATGACGCGGCATTGGGCAACAAGTCCAATGAAACGTCAGGCGTGGCCATCGAGGCAAGGCAGGAAGAAGCCGACACCGGCTCGTTTGTTTATCTGGATAACTTCAGCAACAGTTCCATGCGCCGCAACGGCGTCGTGCTCATGGACCTGATTGGGGCCACCTATGACGGCGAACAGCAAATCCGCATCATCGGGAAGGACGAGAAGGAGGGCTTTGTTCCGATCAACAAGTCCGTTGCCACGATAGACGGGCCTGCCATCATCAACGATATGTCGGCTGGCAAGTTTGATGTCCGTATCAAGACCGGGCCTAGCTACGCGAACGCGAAGGCAGAAGCCAAGGCGGCGTTCAGCATGATCCTGCAAGCCGATCCGAAGCTGATGCAAGTTGTGGGCGACCTCTGGGCTGAAAGCCAAGACTTCCCGCCTGACGTGCAGGCCAAACTTGTCGAGCGCATGAGGAAGATGATCCCGCCGCAGATCAGCGGTGAACCGATGCCGCCTGATCCACTGGCGCAAGCAACACAAGCCGCAGGACTGGCCAAGATGGAAGCCGATACGCGGCTTACGCAATCCAAGTCCGACGAACAGGTTATGAAAAACGAATTGCTTGCCGAAGAACTCGGCATGTCCGGGCCGACGAAGCCGCCCGAAGAAAAAGAGCCAGCGAAAGCGGCTTGACCCCATCGCCGCAATCAAGCGGTGCCATACCCAAAGGTAAACCATGACCACTGAAGATAACGCTACAGGCGGCGTACAGCCTGACTCGGCCTCCACTGCCGCAACAGATGTGGATACCAAAGACGATGTAACCAAGACCGAAGCCGACAAGGCAGCGGACACTACCACGGCTGAGGGCGACAGGCCCGATGCTGCGACGAAGCCAGACGACAAGGACCAAGCCGCTACTGACGCCGCCAAGCTCCTTGCAGACCGAAAAGCGCAGAAAGCCAGTGAGCGTCAAGAACGCTGGAACAAGCTGACGCGCGAAAAGAACGACGCATTGCGCCGTGCCGACGACCTTGAAAAAGAGGTTGCTAAGCTCAAGGGAGGGCTCAAAGAGCCGAACCCAGCAGATTATGACGATGTATCCGACCTGACCGCCGCCAAGGTTGATCACACCCTTGACCAGCGCGAAATCAAACGCCTCGAAGGACAGACGACACAATCACGCCAACAGGCCGACGCGGCCAAACTCGAAATCTTCAATGCGAAAGCGGATGAAGCGCGTGAGAAGTACGATGACTTCGATGACGTGGTAATCAAGCCCGCCCGGTTGCCCATGTCGCAAGACACGCAATCCATCATCCTTGATATGGATGAAAGTGCTGACGTGATTTACCACCTGGCGAAAAACCCAGCAGAGGCACAACGGATAGACCGTCTTTCCGACCGCGAGAAGGCTTTTGAACTCGGCAAGATTGCCGCGAAGATCACACAGCCGCCACCTCGCAAAGTCACACAGGCCGCAGCCCCGATTGAATCGGTAGGCGGAAAATCATCAGGCGGTGCCGGGTTTGATCCCGCAAAGGCATCGGTTGAGGATTTCTCCGAACGCTACCGCAAATCAAGAGAGGCTAGGGCGTCCTGATCCCCTAAACAACCGGCGTTCCCGCAGTCGATGCGGCACGTCCCATTGATGGAATTACCAAAATGGCTAATACAACCCTGACCGCAGATATTGTTGCGAAGGCATCTCTTGCCGTTCTTGACAATAACCTCGGCTTCCTCGACACCTTCCACCGTGAGTTGGAAAGTGAATTCACACAATCGGTAAACGGCTACAAGCCGGGTGCCACGATCCGTATGCGCCGTCCGGCTGACTTCACCGTCCGTTCCGGTGCCGTCATGTCGGTGCAGGACGTTATCGAAGGCCGTTTGGCCTTCACCGTAGACAAGCAGAAGGGCATTGATTTCAACTTCACCAGCACTGACTTGACCCTCTCGGTTGAGGCTTTGCAGGAGAAGGTGATCGAGCCTGCAATTATCCGCCTTGTCAACGAAATCGGCAAGGACTGCCTTGATGCGTTCTATAAAGGAACCTATCATTGGGCAGGCACCCCCGGCCAGACCATCAACAGTTTTGCGGACTTTTCCAAAGGCCCGGAACGCCTTGATGAGATGGCAGTTCCGCAGGACGGGCGCACCGCCATCCTGTCACCTACGGATCATTGGGCGATGCTCGGTTCGCAGACCGCGCTTTATATCAATGATGCGGCGAAGTCGGCCTATCGCAATGGTGAGCTTGGCCAGATTGCAGGCGTGAAAATGTTCTCGTCCGCAGTCGTGCCGACCCACACCACGGGTTCGCGCGATGACACCACGCCTATCACGGCGGCGGCATCGGGCGATCAGTCAGTGACCTATGACTCGGTAAAAAACACCTGGGCAATGGACTTGGTGACAACCGGCTTCGACAACGCCACCACGCTTGTTGCAGGCGACGTGTTCACCATCGCTGATCTCTACGCAGTAAATCCGGTGACGAAACAGGCGACTAACTTCTTGCAGCCGTTTGTGGTCAATACGGCCATCACACTGGACAGCACTGACACGATCAACATCTCGCCCCCGATCATTACTTCGGGGCCGCACCAGACCGTGGCACTCTCAACCGGAACATTCGCCTCTAACGCCCTGGTCAACTTTGGCGCGGCGTCAACTGGCTATAAGCAGAACCTTATCTATCACAAGAATGCTTACGGCTTGGCCTTCGTGCCGATGGAACTGCCCAGCGGCGCTGTCAATCCGTCCCGTGTAACGTCAAAGAAAACCGGGATCAGCATTCGCGTGATCCCGGCCTATGACGCCACGAACGATGTGAGCGCATGGCGTCTTGACGTGCTTTACGGGCGTCAGGCTATTGACCCTCGTATTGCCTCGCGTCTCAGCGGCACCGCTTAATAATCCGGGCGGGGCTTAACGGTCCCGCCTCCCTCAATCAAATTTGGAGAACTACAATGGTTAAATATCTTACTGACGGCGCGGATGAAGGCCATAGCATGGGGCAGTCCGCAACCGACCTGATCTCGTTCTATGGCTTCACGCCCGTTGTGCAGCCAGCCGATACCGCCCAATCAGCGGTACTTACAACCGCCTTGACCACAATTACCGACATTGTGACCACGGCATCCCTTACAGGCGCGTTCAATTCGGTTGTTGCCCGTGTTGAGGCCCTTGTGGTCCTGACTAATCGTATCCGCGCGGATATGGTGACGCTGGGCCTGCAAAAAGGTTCAATCTAACCTTGCGGGAACTTCTCCTTGGCTGTGGAAGCAGCCGGGAAAAACGTGTGTCCTGGGGTGGCAGGGAGGCTTGGGCCGATCTCGTCACCCTGGACTTCAATGATGACCACAAGCCCGATGTGGTTCACGATGTTGGCAAAATACCGCTGCCGTTTCCAGACAACAGCTTTGATGAAATCCACGCCTATGAAGTCATGGAACATGTGGGAAAACAGGGTGACTGGAAATTCTTCTTCGAGCAATGGTCCGATCTCTGGCGCATCCTGAAACCGGACGGCGTGTTCGTCGGAACGTCGCCTTCATGGAACAGCCCGTGGGCATGGGGCGACCCCGGCCACACACGGGTTATATCGGCGGAATGCCTTGTGTTCCTGCACCAGCCCTCCTACGCGCAAGTCGGTACTTCACCCATGACCGATTACCGCTTTTGCTACAAGGCGGATTTCCAGCCGCTGCACATCAAGACAAATGACGGGCTTGGATTTGAATACGTCCTGAAAGCCGTGAAACCATCAAGGATTATTGCATGACGCAAAAGGTCTACATCGCCATGCCGGTCTATACCGGCGTTATTCATCTCGGCACCTTTCATTCGATCATACTTGAATTGGGAATACTAAACGACAAGGGCATCGCCACTGAAATCAGGGAGGAGTCCGGCAATGCGATGATTGCCCATTCCCGCAATGCCTTCCTTGCAAACTTTCTGGCCAGCGATTGCACCGACCTTATATTTGTCGATGATGACGTGCAATGGGAACCCGGCGCAATGCTGCGACTGCTCGGCCATGATGCCGATATTGTTGCAGGCATCTATCCGAAGCGTTCCGACCCACTGGGCTTCAATTGCCGCTACAGGCAGGACAAAAAGGAACTTCAGGCCGTCAACCCGACAACGGGCAAGCCTATCACTGAGGAAGGCACCGGGCTTATCGAAGTTGAGGGCGTCCCCATGGGCTTCACCCGCATTTCCCGGCGCTGTCTTGAAAAGATGATTGTGCATTACCCGCAGTCGCGGTTTTTCAACGCGCAATCGCCCAATGGCTACGCCTGGGCCTTGTTCGACAATATCCACGAGGGCGATGTGTATTTCGGCGAGGATTATTCCTTCTGCCGCCGCTGGTTCCAGATGGGCGGAAAAGTCTGGGTCGATCCCAATATCGGGATGGGCCATGTGGGCTACAAAATGTTCTGGGGGAAATTCGGCGACTGGCTGAAATCCCGCGCCACTGAGGTTACAGCATGACCATCACAATCAACACAGTCGTCACCGATGCCATGCGTAACGTCAACATGATGGCAGCGGGGCAAAACCCGTCCGGCGAGGAAGCGGCGGAAGCCCTACGCACCCTCAATGACATGATGCTGTCACTCCCGGCTACGGGCGTCCATACGGGCTGGACGGAACTGGATTTGACCGATGATTTTCCGCTTGAGGACCGGCACATTGAGGGCGTCAAATGGATGCTGTCTGAGGCGCTGGTTCCGGCCAATGGCATGTCTCTCACCCGTGAACAGCAGGGCAAGGCCACGAACGGCAGGCTGTTGCTTGAGGCTGATTACAAGATACTGGAACGGCTCCGGGTTGACGGCGCTCTTGCCGCAATGCCTTCACAGCGCCTTGTCGGGCGTTAAGCATGGCTCCGGTAAGCCGCTTCATGCCCATACCGCTGGGGCCGTCATCAAACCCGGCCCGGTCAAGCAATGTCTCAACGGCGCTGCTTGTGAACTGCTTTGTTGAGGCGTCCGAAACGGGCAAGAACAGTTTCGCCATCTATGCCGATCCGGGCCTTGTCACCCGTGAAACATTCACCGATGCGGGCTCAATCCGTGGCGGGCTGCTGCTCGGAAATCTGCTCTATGTCGTGGCGGGCGAAACGCTTTATTCTGTAACCTCGGACGGGACGCAAACCGAAATAGGTGACGTGCTGGGAACGCAGGCGGTCATATTCGCCAGGAACGCGGCGGCAACCCCGCAAGTCGTCATCGTGGCCGATAGCATCCTTTATCTGCTTGTCGGCGGGGTTCTTAGCGTATTCCCCGATGCGGACCTTCCCGATTTGGTAGTCTCAGCGTCCTTCATTGATAACTACATCGTGTTCCTGCTGAGCGACGGGCGGTTTTTCTGGTCGGCGGTAAACGACGCCGATGACATTGACGCGCTGGATTTCAAGACGGCGGAAGGCAGGCCGGACGGCGGGGTAAGGAATATTACCCTTGGCCGTGAAATGTGGGTATTCGGCGACGAAAGCATCGAGGTTTACGCCACTTCAAACGACGCAACCGATCCTTTCCCGCGCATCGGCGGCGGCTTTATTTCACGGGGCTGCAAATCAAAGCATTCGGTCTGCACCGCCGATAACACCGTAGTCTGGGCCTCCGATAACGGCATGGTCATGCGGGCCTCGGGCTTTACCCCGGTTCGTATCAGTAATTCGGCAGTTGAACGTGATTTGCAGCGGACAATCGACGCACAGCGGGCAACCCGCATTGAAGCCTTTGTCTGGAACGAGGGCGGGCATGAGTTCTACCAGATTTCAGGGCTTGACTGGACCTGGGTTTATGACTTTTCGACAAGCCTCTGGCACAAGAAGGACAGTGTAGGCAGTACACGGTCGCGCATCCGGCATTATTTCCGGGCCTTTGACCTTCATATCGTGGGCGACAATGACAGCGCCAAGCTTTACCGCATGTCGATTGATTTATATGACGAGGCGGGCGATGCGCTGATCATGACCATCAGGACGCCTATTTTTGATGAGCAGGGCCATTACATCACCTGGGATGCGCTGCTGCTTGATATGGAAATGGGCGTAGGCGATGCGGGCGCTGATGAGGATAGCGCTGAGATCAACCCGACTGTGATGCTGAACTGGTCCGATGACGGCGGCAAGACATGGGGCTTTGAACGTGAACGCCCGCTTGGCCGGCAGTCGAAGTTCAAGGGCCGCTTGCAGTTCAACCAGTTGGGAACCTCAAGAGAGCAGGGCAGGGCGTACCAGATCAGGATTTCCGCCGCGTGTAAGAAGGTGGTTATCCAAGCCCATGCGCGGATCAGGGTTCACAGGGCGCAAGCGGCATGAGCAATAACAAGATAACGGTCCCGCAGGATTTTCATATCGTAGAAGAACGCGATTCTGGCGATGTGTTGAATAACAGGCGGGCAGGCCGGGGCGGCAGGGCAAGCCGTGAACTCGTTCTGGTTCTCAACCAGATTACCCGCAAACTCAACGCGGCGGACGGCCAGACGGCGGTTGCGACGGCGGACGCATCCGACCTTGCCACGGCAATTGCGCTTTCAAACTCACTCAAGACAGCCTTGAATTTACTTATCGCGGCATTGCAGAAATAGGACTAAGGACATGGGCTTTCTATCCAGTGTAATAGGCGGTGTCACATCATTGTTTGGCGGCAATGACGCGAAGAAAGCTGCCAAGGAACAGTCAAAGTCAAACGCGGCAACGCTGAAAAAGCAGATTGAACAGGTTGCCCCGTTCCGTGATGCGGGCATTGCAGCGATTAACCCGCTCAAGGACGCTACGGGAATTGGCGACAACAACGCCGCCGCTGCACGGTTCAAGGCTTCCCCCGAATACACGCTGAACTATGACAACATGCTTGCGGATTCCCGCGATGATGTAACAGCCTTTGGGGCGGGGAGCGGGAACCTGTTTTCAGGCGGTACGCTCAAGGCGTTGCAGGACCGGGCGGGCAGGCTGACTAACCAGCTATTCGGGAATTACACCAACAACCTGTTCAAGCTTTCCGGCATGGGTGCCAATGCGGCGGCGGGCGTTGCAAGCAACATGGGCGATGCCGAAAACCGCAACCAGAACGCGATTGCAAATCAGGGCAATGCCAGTGTGGCACAAACACTTGGCATCGGGCAGGCGGCGCAGGGCGCGGTGAAGGGCTTCGAGAATATCTTTGGCGGCAAGCAATCCAGTTTTTCTAACCCTGACTTTTCGAGGCTCTGGTAATGGCCCAGCTCAACGCAAACCTTCTAAACCGTATCGCCACGCCTGTTGATAATTACAACAACATGGTGCAGGGCGAACAGGCGGTTGAGATGAACACGCTCAACATGGAAAATCAGCGCAAGGAAGCGGAACGCGCCGAAGCGTCGGCCAAGATCGACAAGATTGCGTCAACACTGTTCACCGCGAAAGACCCGAAGGACTACGCCATGCGGGTGGAATACCTGAAGTCGCAGGGCATTGAATTTGATCCCGGCGAAGATGCCTGGGAAAACCGCGAGGCTTTGCAATCGCAAGCCATGTCCCTCAAGGAGCATATTGCGCAGGGCAAGGATGCGCGGGACTTTGCTTTTGACCAAACCAAGTTTGCCGCCGATCAGGACTATCGCGGTCAGACTTTGGGAATTCAAAGGGAAAATCTTTCTCTTGAGCGAGAGAAGATGGCACAACCCGACAAGCCGCCCGCCTCTGTTGCTGAATACGAGTACGCCAAGCAGAATGGATTTACAGGTTCATTCATAGACTTTGAGCAGGCCAAAAAGGGTGAAGGCATCACCATGACAAATCCTGACGGGACGACCGTTACTATTGGCGGCAAGGGTGGAAAGACCACAGATACGATGCGCCGCGCCAAAGGCTTCAAGGCGTCAATGAAATCCTCTATTGAAAGCCTGCAAAGCAATTTCACAGCACTGACTGACCCGAAAAACTATCTTGGTGACAGGACTAAAAACTTTGGCGGTCGCGCAATGATGACACCAGAAGGCCAGATGGCGGCGGACAACTTCGACGAAGTTGTTGCGGACGCCCTGTATATCGCTTCCGGCGCTACGCTAACCGCGCCAGAAGTCGAGCGGAAGAAAGCGGCGATTATCCCGACGCCAAACGATAGCCCTGAAACAATCAAGGCAAAAAAGCGCAGGCTGGATGACCTTGTAAACGCCGTTGACGTTATGGCCGGTGACGCCCCGGGCGTATCACAGACAGACGATGGTGCTGGCGTTGAGGTCTATGATGCACAAGGCAACAGGCTGAAGTAATGGCTACCGCAACCCTTAGTGATGGCCGGAAAATCCAGTTTCCTGACGGGCTTCCGCCTGATCGGGTAAAAATGATTATTCAGAAGGCATCAGGAAGCGCCGTAGCGCCCAAGGTCGATAACGAGCAGCCAAAGACCCCCGGCATATTGAAATCCATTGGCAGCGGCCTTGTGAAGGGCGCAGCGGCCATTCCGGGTGCCATTGGTGACATTCCTGCACTCATTGATAAAGGTGCGGCGTATGCTGTTGGGCAAACCCTTGGCCGTATGGACAATTATCTTAAAAAGGGAACTTTTGACGCCGTTCCGGCCAGCGAAATTCAGGAGGCGGAAACCAAAATACGAAAAACGCTCAGTAACGATGGCATGCCGGTTGTTCCGAAACCTCAAGAAGTCATAACGACAGAAAAAGTTCTTGGCTGGTTGAAGGGCCTTGGGGTTGAATTGCCAGAAGCTGTTACCAAGGGAGAGAAGTACGCGGAAACCATTTCTTCCTTTGGACCATCAGCTATTGCAGGCGGCGGGACGTTAAAACAGAAACTATTGCAGACCCTAATTCCCGGCGCGTCAACAGAGGCCGTTGGACAGGAACTTGAGGGAACAGACTATGAGGGAATCGGACGCCTTCTAACGGCCATCATTACTGGCGTTGGAACAAACGTACTGACTCGCCGCGACATTCCTGAAAAAATGGTGGCCGATGCCGCTGGAAATCTTACTGACCAGCAATTGCAGGCTGCTAAAAAACTGATGGCTGACGCCGAACTGGAAGGCGTCCCGCTCACTATTCCAGAAGCAATTCAACAGGTCACTGGCGGCGGTACGCGGCTCGCTGATTTGCAGCGCGTAGTTGAGCAGACGCCAAAGGGCGGGCAGACCATGCGTGATTTTTACGCGCCACGCGCCGAAGAAGTGAAACGCGCTGGCGCTAGGAAAATGGATCAGATGGCCCCCGCCCCGTTGTTCCCCGAAGTTCTTGGCCCTCGCGTCAACACCGCTGCGAAGAAAGACATTGAAGGCGTAAATACGGAAATCAACAATAGAACCCGTTCGCTTTACCAGAAGTCGGCAAACGACATTGTTAATTCTCCGGCGCTCGCCTCTCCTGCCTATAAGGAAGGTGTTAAATCAGTTCGCGCCGATCCGGTGTTGGGACCGAAGTATTCACAGTATCCCGATAATTCTGTTGCGATGGTGGATGCCGTTCAAAAAATATTGAAATCCCAAGCCGAAGCCCTGAACACTCCTGGCGTTGGTCTGAACCGTTATAAAAGTTCGGTGATTGAGCTTGACCGCAAGGCAGTCAAGAAGGATGCGAGGCAACAGTCATCCGGCTATGACGCCGCCCTGAACGAGCAGAGACGCTTACGCGAGGGGGCTCTAAATCCTCTAAAGGAAGGCCCAACCGGAAAGCTTGCAAAGACAACCGATGTGGGCAAGCAAACCCAATCCACATTCCCCTCCCGGCCCCAAGCCGGTTCTGAACGGGGAACAGGCAGGGCGATCCGGGGCGTAGGTAAGTCTGATCCGAAGGCTGCTGAAGGCATTGTGCGCCAGCATCTCGAAACTGTGTTTGCCGAATCAACACAGAAGAACATGGGCGGGGCCAATCAGGCAGGCGGCGCAAAGTTTGCCGCCACAATCGCGGGCAACCCGCAGCAGAGAAAGAACCTTATGATTGCTGTGCAATCGCTCCCCAATGGAGTGCAACGCTGGCATGGTCTGAATAGGTTTCTGAGAGTTCTGGAAGCCACTGGACAGCGGCAAGCCCCCGGATCGGCAACCGCTTTCAATGCTCAGATCATGAAAGAGCTTGAAGGCGGTAAATTCGGCGGCGAGCTTCCAACCTTGGTTGCGTCACCTCAGAGGGCGCTTACGGTCATTTCTGACAAATACAAGCAATATCGCCTAGGTAAGGGTTCAGATGAGCTTGCGCGGCTCTTTACGAGGGGCAGCATCGACGACTTCAAGGCCCTCCTTAATTCTCCCGTGGGCAGTCCAAAGGCCGCTGCTGCTGCCATAAGATTGCTCGGTCAAATCAGTGTTTCCGATGAGGCCGTTAAACTCCCCAACGGTTCGCTCGACATTGGGACGGTTTACGCCTCGCCGCCGAATTAACCAGTTCGTGATGCCGTTGTGAATCATCGTGAAGGCCAAGACGACGAGAAAACCTATGAAAATGGCTCCCCCTTTCACGCTGGGGTCCGTCCACACCGCCCCAACGGAAACGCCAATAAACAGGGCTAATTGAATTAGCTTCATCAGCATCCCCGCCTTTTACCCCCTTCCCAAAGGACTGTCAAAACATGGCCGTAATCCCCAGCCTGCAAGCTATTGCCTTTGACGCAAGCGGCAATCTTGCGACCGCCGCTCGCATGTATGTCTTTGTTGCCGGGACCACAACGCCGGTTGACGTGTTCACTACAAGCGCCATGTCGGTTGCTCATTCGCACCCGATTGACGCCAACTCAGCGGGTGTATTTCCGCCCGTCTACGCGGCCCAAGGCAGCTACAAGGTCAGGTATACCACGAGTGCAGCCGCAGGCGGGGCAACGCTTTACGAGGTTGACAACTACCAAGTCGCGGCAAGCGGTTCAACTCTCGACTTCCCCGTCTCGGTTGAAACGGCAAACTTCACCGTAACCGCAGATGACCGGGGCAAGGTGTTTCTTTGTGATGCGTCAGCTATCGGCGGCCTGGTACTCACCATCACGGCGGACAGCGAAACGCTCACCTCCGGGTTCCCGTTCTTTATCGTCAACACGGCTGCTACCGGCACCATCACCCTGCAAGGCACGGGCGCACAGCTTATCGACGGCTCGGCCACAAAATCACTGGCAACGCAGTATTCATCCCTCGGCGTTGTTTCGACCGGCGCTTCCGGCTGGCAATCGGTCATGACGGCCAATGCCAGCCTTGGTTCGGCGGCGGCGCTCAATGTCTCAACGGCGGCGGAATTCAGGAATGACACGGCGGCAAAGGTGCTGACCGGCGAAATCGTCTGGGATGCGGCGGAAGAAGTGACGCTCACCGACGCGGCAACCATTGCCGTTGATATGTCAACATTCCTCAATGCCAAGGTGACATTGGGCGGCAACCGGACATTGGGCCAGCCTTCTAATACCAAGGTTGGGCAAACCGGGGCAATCCGCATTATTCAGGACGGCACTGGTTCACGCACCTTGGCCTATCATGCGGACTGGAAATTCGCTGGCGGCGTTGATCCGCCACTGACGACAACGGCAAGCGCAACCGACATTCTTTACTATCAGGTCATCGCTACCAACTTCATTGCCGCAAGCCTGTCCAAGGCGTTCGCGTAATGCTTCCTGGTATAGCAGGCATATCCGGCAAGGCGTCTGGCTCGAATTACGCCATTGAGTATCTTGGCGTCCTTTCGTGGTCATCCGGCAATACAATATCGGGTAGCATTGATATTGGCTTGGTTGATTCCACCAAGGAAATATTTCTCGTTTCGGTCGCTCAAGGCAGCGCTACCCGAACACTCACGGCAGCGACGACAACCGTTGACGGGGAAGCCGTTACAAAGGCGACGACCAATTACACGTTTGATAATGGCGGCGGGCCTCCGGCATGGGAGATTGCCGCCGCATTTGTAGCAATGCCGACGCAAGCCGGTTCGGTGACGATAACCGCAACCTATTCAGGCACACTCACCGGAGGGCGTGTTGCCGTCTATAAGGTTGTGGCCCGCCCCGGCATTGGCGATAATGAAAGCGATGCGGACCCCGGTGGCTCGACCACAAACGCCGTCACCACGAATGCCACGACAATAGCCGTCAATGAATTCTGGCTTGGCGCTGCAATCTGCTTCGGCGATGCAGAAACACTGACGACCGGCCCGACAGGCACTATCACCGACACTACTGAAAACTGGACCGCAACCGTAAGCGCCCGCGTTGCCTTCAGCCACAGGGCGGTGCAGGCAGTTGAAAGCACACCGACTGACACTTGGACATTCTCATCCGGAGATGTGGACAGCGATGCGCTTTCATGGGCTTTTGGATGACGGCCTATCTCGCCACGCATTGGGACGGCTGGATTCTGCATTCCATTATCGCCGCCCTTCTCATGCACCCCATCATCACCAACAGCTATCCAAAGCTCATGTTCGGAATGCACGTTGTATTCTGGCCGATGCGCGAAGCGTGGCAGCATGAAGGGCTGCAAAACATCTTGACGCCGCACCGCATTCTTGAAGCGACGGCACCTATCGCAGCGGCGTTCGTTGTTCTGCTGATTGCGCTGCGCTGGCCGTACAGGCGGAAGAAATGAACGTGCTTATAACGGCGGAGTGCAAGTGAATGACGAAGTTAGGAATTGAACTTTCCCATTTCGGGGCGCTGTGGCGGCATATCCTCTCGATATGCGGGGTGCTGACAACGCTCTGGCTGTTTTCAGGGCCTCTTGTGAAAGCCTATGCGGCGGACGCTTTTGTCGAGATGCTGGAAGCGCAGGGCATGTCGCCAAAAGATTTTGCAGCCATCAAGAGCAAGACCAACGAGATTGCCACAGACAACGAAAAGATCAAGAGCGACCTCAATTCGGTGAAGCAACAGAACGGGGCGATTTCCGCCAAACAGGATGCGCTGCAAACGCAAAGCAGCCGGATTGAACGGCAGCTCGATCAAGTTCTGCAAGTGCTGATTGGGAGGCCGCCGCAATGATCAAAACCCTGATTGTCATTGCCTGCCTTGTGGTTGGCCTTCTCTTGATGTGGGCAGCACAGGCTTATTCGCAAAACTCGCCTTGCGGGAAGTCCGCTGAAATGACCAATGCCTTGCTCCAAACTTACGGGGAATCCGTGGTCCTGAGCGGCAAGACCAAGCAGGGCAACGTACTCAAGATATTCGTGAACCCCAAAACCCGTACCTGGACGGCTGCGATAGACGGCGGCGCATTGCTTTGCCTTGTCGCATCCGGGGGCGGGGCGACTATGGGGCTTGAGGCGAAAGGGCGCGAATTATGAAAACTTCCCGCGAAGGGCTTGACTTTATCATTGCCCGCGAAGCCCTCAAGACCAAGGCCTACAAGGACGGCGGCGGCGTTTGGACGATAGGAGTCGGCCATACTGCAATGGCAGGCCCGCCCGTTCCAAAGGCTGGCATGACAATCACCGTGCAGGAAGCCAAGGACATTTTCGCCAATGATCTTGTGCAATATGAACTTGGCGTTTCCAAGGCCCTGAAACGCACCCCGAACCAGAACCAGTTCGATGCCTTCGTGAGCTTGTGTTTCAACATCGGCGTGAAGGGCTTTACCAGTTCATCCGTGGTGCGGAACTTCAATGCCGGGAATCTCACGGCGGCAGCGAATTCGTTCCTGCTGTGGAACAAGGACAACGGCAAGGTCATTCCCGGCCTTGTCAACCGCCGCCACATGGAAAGGGCGCTGTTTCTGGCAAAGGCCCCAGAAGCCCTGCAAATGGCCCCACAGCCCGTTCCCCATATCCCGGCTCC